CTCCTATAAAGGCAAGTGCCTCGGCAATTATTACCTCTATTTCTGGGGATATTAATACGGTTGAGCCGGGAGATTTCGTTGCAGACTTTAGCGATCCAATTGATGTAAATTACTTAACAAATAAAACATCTGCAACAAAGACCATAGGCAGCGGATCAAGAGCATTTGTTCCAGGAAAACCAACCTCTAGTTTCAATCTAGGATTCGGTGTTTTTGCTGGTAGTACTTCCGGATCTGTTGAAATTTCTTCCTATGATGCTTACGCAATTGGTACTGGTGGTTCATACACCGTACAATTTAGCGGTGGAGCCACCTCTAGTTTTACAGTAACATCAATTACTGGACCTAGTATAAATATGAGTGATTGTACCGTATTGTTCACAACAGATACACTTATTCAGTCGGAAAATACATTTAACCTAATATTCAATATCTAACATGGCCGCATACCCCTTTGACGATCAATTTCCATTAACCAATTACCCCTATTCAAGCAGAACATGGGGCGGAAGTGTTGATTCTACCACCAAGAAAAACCATTCTATGGTGGCGTTCAAGGCTGGTAGCAAACTACAGGCATCTGAACTAAACGAACTGCAAGAAATTTTGTTCCTTCAGAATAGTCTAAACATGAATATGATTCATGAATGGACTAGCCATTTGGCAGGCACTACAGCCAAAGGTCCAGCCTGGGATGGTTCTACTCCCCTATTCCCCAAGAGCCACCCACAAGGCGGTACAGCCCTTCCATTGGTCGGCTATACCTTCAATAGCTCTAACGGTATCACTATATCCTTCAGAGAAGGTTGGTATCTAGCTACACTACCCTCTGGCGTGAAGGACTGGGTTTACAACAATACAGATAAAACTGTAAGAATTAGCACCACAGCAAGCGTAGAATATTACGCTGGACTTTCTTTTGGGATAGATTATATTACATGCACTGATGATTCGTCACTTAGCGACAATTCAAGCGGTGCTCCAAACACAAGCATTTGTGGAGCGGATAGATATCAAATCAGTTTCTCTGCTGCTCAGATCACAGGAGCTTCAGGATTTAACAACGACACCTTCAATAGAATTTTGAGTTTTAATGCTGTTGGATCTACTTTGACTATCAAATATATTAATGGTACAACAATCTGAGGAATTATATGAGTGAAAAGAAACCTTGTAATTGTGCAAATAAGAAGAAATTTTCAGACTCACCACTAGAACAATCAAAAATTAAAAAGTCCATTAGTATGATCCAAGGCTATGCCATGGCTATGGCATCGCGTGGATTTAAAGATAAGAAGGTCGATAAGACCGTAAAGCAACTTAGAGTATTAAGTTGCTTTGGTAATGAAGGACAGGGAGGAGAATTGCCTCCGTGTAGCCATCTAAAAAAATCAGAGACAGACGGAAAGTTCTTTTGTGGAGCCTGTGGCTGTGGAGATAGAAAGGCCACATGGCTTAATGGCACAGAAGAAGAGTATAGCAAGCTTGATTATCCAAAGGTAAATTGTCCAATTACAATGCCAGGATTCTCAAACTACACTCCCAGCCAGCCACACGAAGCTAATGAACCTCAGAGTAGAAAGCATTACATCGAAAATATGAACTTTATGGAAGTTCAAAAAGTAGAAGTAACTTCTCCTGAAACTCCAAAAGAAGTAGCTGATGTTATTGACGCTCTACAGACGGTAGAGAAGAGCAAGGAGACTCCGAAGTAATGGCTGTGCATAAATACAGTAAATGGCACAACCTAACTCCAGAGAATCCATAATTCAGTACGCTTTCCGGCAGCTAGGTGCTCCGGTTGTAGAAATAAACGTAGACCAGCAGCAAGCTCAGGATAGACTTGATGATGCTTTACAATTCTTCTCAGAACGCCATTTTGATGGTGTTGAGAGAGCCTTTTTTACATATGCTTTAACACAACAAGATATTACAAACAAGTATATCAATACAAATAATTTGGGACAAATAGTTGGATCTAGCACTGGTAGTCCTACTGGATACGATATTCTTTCTGTAATTAGAATTCTTCCTTTCGGAACTTTGACCAGTAATTATCTTTTCGATGTAAGATATCAATTAGCCCTAAACGATGTTTATGGTATTAATACAAACTTAGGATTTGTTAATTCATCTCCGATTGCAAATTTTGATATTACTAAGAGATATATTCGACTGATTGAAATGATGTTCGATCCAGAAAGAACTGCTCGTTTCAATAAAGTAACAAATAAACTGTATATCGAAACTGACTGGTCTGCTTTGTCGGCTGGTACTTATATTGTAGTAGAAGCTTATGTGAATTTAAATCCTGATGTTTATACAGAAATCTTTAACGATAGAATGGTGAAGAAATATTTCACTGCTCTTGTCAAGAGACAATGGGGACAGAATCTTTCCAAGTTTGATGGGGTTGCATTGCCCGGTGGTGTTCAATTAAGAGGTGGTACTATTCTCGCTGAGGCGGAAAGAGAAATTGCAATCCTTGAAGATCAAATTATTTCTGCATACGAACTCCCACCAGATATGATGACTGGATAATATGGCTCGTAATCCTTACTTCAAATTTCAAGCAGGAGAACAGAATGTTTCTGAGGATATCATCGTTGAAATAATCAAGATGATGGGCCAGAATGTCTGGTACATTCCAAGGGAATTTGTAAATCTTGATAGACTTTTTGGTGAAGATCAGCTCAATAAATTCACAAAAGCATATCAAATCGAAATGTATCTCGCTTCCATTGCCGGATACGAGGGTACTGATGTAATCACAAAGTTTGGTCTTGAAGTCAAAGATAGAGTGACATTGGTTGTTAGTAGAAAGAGATTTACGAACGAGGTTACTACGCATAGCTCAACCATCGTTCGCCCAAGAGAGGGCGATATAATATATTTTCCCCTCTCAAAAACCATGTTTGAAATCAATTTCGTAGAACATGAAGCTCCGTTCTACCAATTGGACAAACTGTATGTTTACACATTATCTTGCGAAACCTTCAACTATTCTGCCGAACAGTTTGCTACAGGTAATAGTGAAATGGATACTATATCTAATGTGAAGCAGAGTACTTATACTTTCTATGCAAATATAAATGGTGTTGGATTCCAGACAGCATATTCGAATCTGACTCTCGGAGAAAAGCTGTACATCTCTGGCAGTTTAACAGGAACAACAGCATATTTCAGACTACTAGATTACACTCTAAATCAAGATAATCTTGAGCTTGAAATTATGGCTCTTGATGGAGTCACCTTCCTGGATCCTACTGTAATAACAAGAGAAAATACAGGAAATACATTCGGATTACTTACAACGGAAAATACCGGAAACTATGGAATCATCAATCCCATTCTTGGAGATGCAGACGGAGAAAACCCTCCTCTGGATTATCAAAGAGGATTCACTGGTGCTGGAAGCAAGTACGATATTCCTATAATTAACTTTAGTGAAACTGATCCATTCTCACAGGGCAATTACTAATGTTTAATACATTCAATAATCAGTCTATCAGAAAATTAGTAGTTGCATTTGGATCATTATTTGATCAAATTTATGTAACTAGGAAAAATGATACTACCGGGACACAGGAAAATATAAAAGTTCCGATTACATTTTCTTCAAAAGAAAAATTTCTGAGAAGATTGGAATCAAATTCTTCAATTACTGACAAAGTAAAAACACAGATCAATTTGCCGTATTTGAGCTTTGAAATGAACGCAGTGGCATATGATCGTACAAGAAAGAGAAATAAGCTTAGAGTAGCAACAACTTTAGATCAGTCCGGAATCTCTCACAAATCTTTTTCAGAGACTCCAGTTGATGTCGAATTTCGTCTTTATTTTTACTCAAGAAGCATGGAAGAAATTCTTCAGATAGCAGAGCAAATTCTTCCCTATTTTAATCCAGAGTTTAATATAAGAATAAACTTCAACGATCTTTATCAAGATATAAATGTACCTATTAATTATAGAGATTTTAGAATTCTTGATGACTATGAAGGAGCATTGACCAACAATAGAAGAATTTTGATTGGTACAATGGTATTTGTTGCCAATAGCTATGTCTTTGGAGAAATAAAGTCTGGCAATCCACCAACAAGCACATCTCTAAGAATTGCTGACTTGTTGACTGAAGACTATGTTGCTCCAGTAACCTCATTGACTATAAATTCAAGTCTCCCTGCATTTAATTATAACTATCCAGCAGATACAGCAGTTTTGTTTAGTAATCTTATATGGACAGAAGAAAATGTTCCAAATTCAACAACAACAGTATTGGTATTGAACGATGATTCTGAAGTTTTATATTCCGGAGCAACAGAAGCAGGAAGACAATCATTAACAACTGCGATGTATAATGATGTTCTTGAAAGTATTGCGAACTATTTAAACGCTTGCGGTACTGTAGTAACTGGTCTTAAAACCTACACTCTGATTGTTCAAAACGGTCAACTCAGTGATTCGAAGACATTTAAAATCAATAGCTTTAATGGTACTGGAGTGTGTGAGCCTGTTAGAAGCTTGTTGATTAATACAGGTTTGCCGTTGCTGAATTACTCAGTGCCAAGTCAAAACAGTCTATTAACAACACAATTGTTCTGGGATGAAAGTAATGTTTTAGGAGCTACTACGGCTGCTAAAATTTTCGATGATGAAGACAATTTGATCTATTCTAAGGTTGTAACTGCTGGCGTAGAAAGATTGGTATTTGAAGATATAGACGATATTGTTCTTGCAATAGCAAATGATTTGAATACATGTGGTCAGGTTTATAGTGATTTAAGTGCATATACATTTAAAGTTGAAAATGGAGCATTGAGTGACAGCGTAAGTTTCATAATCAATTATGTTGATGGCTCCTTGATCTGTTTACCAACAACTAGTCTATCAATCAATACTTTGTTGAATAGTAGCACTTACAAAATAACAACAGCGGGAAATGAACTTCTCAGATCTAGAATGACCTGGATCAAAGAAAATCTATTAGTAGCAAATACTACAGTGCAGTTATTGGATTCGGACAGCAATATAATTTACACTACAACCGTTTCAAATACCGTGACAACAATTTCTAGTGGAATATTTGCAGCGATGATTTCTGCTATAAATTCAGACACTGGAGCATGTGTTGGAGATGTTTCCGGTACATTTGTTTATACTTTCAGAATAACTAATGGAGCAGCTACAGATTCTAGAAATTTCACAATCACATCAATTTCTGGTCAACTCTGTATATAAAATATGGAACCACTTGACGAATTTTTTGATATTAAAAAACAAGATCAACCAAAAGAAATATTACAAGCAAATCCAGATAAGGATTTCGATTACGCCAAGCGTAATATGTACGACATCATTGAGAAGTCCAAGGTTGCTCTTGATGGGATTATGAAGGTTGCTTCTGAAGGCGATTCTCCCAGAGCATATGAAGTCGTAACTCAAATGTTGAAAACCATGTCTGAGATCAACAAGGATCTTATCGATCTGGAGAAGATCAAGAACGAAGCAAATAAGACCACAATAAAATCAACTACAAACAATTCGTTCTTTATTGGTTCAACAAGTGATCTTCAGGATCTAATCAATCCAGAACGGAGCAAGAAAAAGGCTCTAGATATAATTGATGCGGAAGTGAAGAATGTCGAGGAAATTTAAAGGTTACTTAGGTAATCCAAACCTAAAAGAAGCTGGAGTAAAGATTGACTTCACCGAAGAACAGATTCGGGAGTATGTTCGTTGCTCCCAGGATCCAATCTACTTCATCAAGAAATACATCAAAGTCGTGTCTCTTGATAAAGGTCTTGTTCCTTTTGATTTATACGATTATCAAGAGGACATGATTAATAAAATGCATAACAATCGTTATATCATTGCCAAACTGCCCCGTCAGTCTGGTAAGAGCACAACGATTGTTGCATTCATTCTTCACTACATTCTTTTCAACCAGAGCATGAGCGTTGGTATTCTAGCCAACAAGATGAATACGGCCAGAGAAATTCTTGGCCGACTTCGCCTAGCTTATGAATATCTTCCCAAGTGGCTTCAGCAGGGCATCATTGAATGGAACAAGACTTCTATTCATTTGGAGAACGGCTCCAAGGTCATGGCTTCTGCCACCTCATCATCCGCTGTTCGTGGTGGTTCATTTAACTTGATCTTCTTGGACGAGTTCGCTCACGTTCCCCAGAACGTGGCAGAAGAGTTTTTCAGCTCAGTTTACCCCACAATTACATCAGGTCAGACCACCAAGGTCTTCATGGTATCCACCCCAAACGGCCTCAATATGTTCTACTCCTTCTGGAAGGGGGCTACAAGGAAGCCTGGGGACGAGGGAAAGAACGAGTATGTCCCCATAGAGGTGTCGTGGAGACAGGTTCCTAAGTACGCTGGTGGGCCTCTGCGTGACGAGCAGTGGAAGCAGCAGATGATTGCCCAGACCAGCGAACAGCAGTTTGAGCAGGAGTTTGAATGTTCATTCCTTGGATCTTCAAATACCCTCATTAGTGCCAGCAAACTAAATTTGTTGCAGTTCGATAAACCTCTGGTTAGAGATCCTGGTGGTCTTTATATCTACGACGAGCCAAAGGACGAACACGCATACTTCATCATGGTAGATACGGCTAGAGGTCAGGGCAAAGACTATACAGCAATGGTTGTTATAGATTCTACTGAAAAGCCGCACAGAGTTGTGGCTAGGTATCGAAACAATACCATCTCACCCTTCGATGTCCCTCCTGAACTATATGCTCTGGCAATAAAATATAATAATGCCCACTTGCTAATCGAAGTAAATGATATCGGTGGCCAGATTGCCGATGTTATGCACGAAGAGTTTGAATACGAAAACATCATTCAGACCACAATGATGGGTAGAGCTGGTCAGAAAGTTTCACTTGGCTTCGGGAGAGGAACGAAGCAAAGAGGCGTTAGAACCAGCGCAGCAGTCAAAAAATTAGGATGTGCTGTTCTAAAAACGCTAATTGAGCAAGATAAGTTACTCGTTAGGGATTATGACATCATTCAAGAATTGATGACATTTATTTCCAAACATCAGACTTATTGTGCTGATGATGGCTATACGGACGATTTAGTTATGTGTTTAGTTCTCTTTGGATGGCTCACCCGACAGGGTTACTTTGAAGAGATCGTAGATCTACAACGGAAAAAAATCATACATAAAGCTGAAGAAGAAGAGGAGAATACTACCTTTTTTATGGGTCCAGAGATGCCAGATAATGCGGTTCGTGAGGATAATGCACTTTGGTTTACAGAGGAATAATATATGCCACAGATTAACATAAACGAAAACGCAACAAACGTTACACTTGCCGCAACCGAACAAGCGTCTTCCCACATTTCAGCCTTTCTATGTGGTGTTTCGTTTTATAGCAAGCTCGTAGAAGGCGATAATCCTGTTCCTCCCTTCAAAATCTACAACAACACTCAAGAACTTCTTGCAGAATTTGATTCCACTGTTTTAGCGGGTCTTTCCTCCGGATTCTCTGGATCTGGTAGAGGTTTCACTGGAGGCGTAACTACAGACAGAGAATTACACGCTGCCCTAAATTATCTTGAATACGGTGGAATTTTAATCGCTGCTACTGGTGCTTCTGCGTTAAATAGAAATGATCTAAATATTGATAGTGTTTTTTGTGAAAATAATACAAAATTTGATGATGTTATTCGTCTTGTGGCTTTACGTCAAGACTGTATTGGTATCATAGGATCTTCATTCGAATATTATTCTGGTAGTGCTGGATCTTATCCTACCTCTTTCTCAGCTTTAGGATTTACTGCAATTTCTGGGATTGCTGGAGTAACTGCATATGAAGATCTTTTCTTCGCTGTTCTGGGAAGAAAGACAAGAAACAGAATTTACGGTGGAGAAACTGCTCCAATCGGTCTACTAATGACCTCTGATGCCGCAGGGTGCTTTGCCAGAACTGATGTTGCTGCTTTCCCCTGGTTTGCTCCAGCTGGAGTTAATAGAGGCAAGGTAAATAGCTACGTCACGCTAACACCAACATTGAACGATACAGATGTTACAAATCTAATCAATGATCAGTTTTTGAATTCTTTCAATAGCTTATTCGGTTCAGAAGGCATCTACCTTCTAGGCGATAGAACAGCAGAAAATACTGACGTAAATAAGAGACAAGTCGGTATTGCTCGTTTGATTGCTTATATCAAGCGTTCTTTCAGACCTTTACTCGACTCTGTGTTGTTCGAAATAAACGATTCAGAAACCAGAGCAAGATTTGTAACTGGTGCTACTGCCATCATGGAATTCATCAAGTCTGGCAGAGGTATTTCTTCTTACTCAGTAGTTTGCGATGAATCAAACAACAATACAGCTGTTGTTGAAGCTAGACAATTTGTTGTTGATCTGTCTTTCAAGCCAAACTTCTCAGTCAATAGCATTACATTCAGATTTACAGTTAATCAATCGTAATGGCCGTAGTTTTTCAGCTTAAAACCATAGAAGCAAAAAAAGACATAGATGTTGCTTTTCTCATCTATGATTACCAAACTTTTTTTGACTTTTTAAGTATAACTGAAGATTACAAAAAAATTACAAGTATAACTGAATTTACTGATTTAGTTCAAAATGGAAATTTTAATGCTTTTGGAATTACTGATTTTGAATCACTTATTTCTAACTTAAATTTACCAAATACTGCTGGTACAACGGCAAGAAAAGCGGATTTTTACATCAACCTTTTAGTTGATTGTTTACATTACAATTATAATATTGTTCTTGTAAATATGTCTGGCACAGCAACACTAAGATTAAATAAATTAAAAGCTGCTTTAAATGGAAATATTGTAAAATTTGTTGTTTATGATCCTTTGGTAAGTACAACAACATCAACACAAATAGATGTTATATTAGAAGCAAAGATCCCTGTAATTTTCAATTCAACAACTGCTTCGGGGTTCATTGAAAATAACTATATTACAAATAGATCACTAAACATTAATACGACATTTGCAGAATGTATTAGAATTTCTGGACTTGATTCTGTAAATGAAAATTTTAAGCCATTTGTTTTTTGCTCAACGGGAGTAAAGAGAATACAAAGATATTATAATAGAGATGATGTAGATAATGAATTTTCTGCATTACCATACGTTTTAGTATCTTTAGTATCTGATGCGGCAGGAGCATTAGCAAGATCCTTTGTACAGTATCCGTGGTATTCTCCAGCAGGATTTGAGAGGGGAAAGATTCTAAATCAGAATTTTATTACAGCTGATGGAGTATCTTTAGCAGAAACAATAATTCCGGATACGCCGTCAGATCTATCTGGATCTTCAAGCAGTGATCTAGGTATTGCTTATGCTAGAGGTCTTAACACTTTCCTTAAAGTGGCCAATGCAGCAAGCATAAACGAATATTTTCTGCTAAGTGATTTTTCTGGAATAACTCAAAGCGCAATTCCAGCAAAAACATCAATTTCGTATGGAAATCTCATTTCGTATGTCAGTAACGGTGTCAAAACGATACTGAACACAGGCTTGTTTGAAATAAACGATGCTGGCCTTAGAAATACCATACGATTCCGCGTAGAAAGCTTTTTGCAACCTATCTTGGCCAATCAAGGTATCGATGAATATCGCGTTGTCTGCGATGAGTCTAATAATAGCCAGACAGATATTTTAGACAGGAAACTCAATGTAGATGTGTATATCAAGCCTTCACAGACAATAAATTTTGTCGAATTGAGCTTTACTACATAATACATGGCAACAACCTTATCACAGTTCATTTCAAATTTCAAGGGCGGTACTAGACGCAATCGCTTTTTGATTACTGGATCATGGCCAACAGGGGTAGCTAATACTACAACAACTTTCCACATATTGACTGCATCTTTACCCCCATCAAATCTGGGAATAGTAACCGTTCCTTGGAGAGGTAGAGAAGTAAATTTTGCTGGAGACAGGCAGTACGATCCATGGGAAATTTTAGTATTAGACGATACGGGTGCAGATGTCAATTTATGGAAATCTTTTCATAAGTGGCAAAAGCTAATAAACGATCACCTTACAAATACAAATACCGCAGCTAATGATTCTTTCACTTCACTCAAGAAGGAGTGGAGGGTTGATCATTTAGATTTAAATGGTACTATTATAAAAACGATGATTCTTAAAGGATGTTGGCCAGCTTTGGTTGGTCCAGTGCAATTTAATATGAAAGAAAATACATTCAACACCTTTGGTGTCAGAATGAATTACGATTATTACACTGGAGTATAAAAAATGGCGCAAAGAATTGAAGATTTCAAAGGTAAATTTTATGGTGGTACTAGAAAAAATCGCTTCAAACTTTCTGGAGCATTTCCAGGAGGAGCATGGAATGAGTTTTTAGTAAGTGCTGCTGCATTACCACAAGCATCCGTATTGACGAATGTTTTTGATCATAGAGGTAGAAAACTTCTAGTTCCCGGAGATCGTATTTACGGTTCTCAACCCGGTGGTACAAATTGGACTGTAATTGTTTTAGACGATAATAACCAAAATGCAAATAGACTTTGGAGAGATCTACATGCATGGAGCAGTGGCATAAATGGTCACGAATCAAATACAGGAACTCAGATTACTCCTAATTCATACAAAGCTCCTACATGGACAATAGAACAGCTAAATCTGAATTGTGATCCTATTCCGGGATCAAGAAAAATCAATTTGGTTGGTTGTTGGCCATTTATGGTTGGTCCAATCGACCTAAATATGTCGTTGAATGATGAGTATGTTACATTCAATTGCACTTTCGTGTTTGATTATTATACAGTAGATGGTATTTGAATTGGAGAAATAAATGGGTCTTAATCTATTCGGATTTGAAATAAGTAAAAAGAAGCAGGAAGATATTATTCCTCTACAAAATTTTACTACACCAGAAGAATTTGATGGTGCTTATATAACCGAAGGAGCAGGAGTTTACGGAACATTCGTAGACTTCATGGGTTCGCAAAAGAACGACAATGCTCTAATTGCACAATATAGAGCAATGGCACTTTTCCCAGAGTGCGATACCGCAATCGATGAGATTACTAATGAATCAATAGTCATGGGATCGGATAGAAAGCCAATTAAGCTTGATCTATCCAAAATTGAATTCTCAGATAATATCAAAAGCAAGATGTACTTTGAGTTTGATAACATTTTAAAACTTCTTGACTTCCACGATAAGGGATTTGAGATTTTTAGACGATGGTATATCGACTCAAAGCTTTTCTATTACATCACAATTAATACGAACAATCCCAACGAAGGAATCAGACAATTAATTCCTCTTGATGCTACCAAGATTAAGAAGGTTCGTAAAGTTAAAACAAAGAACGCCAAGCAGGATGGAGCTAGTCTTTCTTTAATTCAGGATATCGAAGATTATTATCTTTACACAAACACAGATAAGAATTCTGTAATTGCTACTCCAACTTCTGGTCTGAAAATATCGCCAGATTCGATCTGTTTCGTACACTCCGGAATGGTCGATATGAACACCAAGAGAGTCATTGGCTACCTCCACAAGGCCATCAGACCTCTAAACATGTTGCGTCAGATTGAAGATGCCATTGTTGTATATCGCATTTCACGCGCTCCAGAACGTCGTATTTTCTATATCGATGTTGGTAACTTGCCAAAGCAAAAGGCAGAACAGTATGTCCGCGAACTTATGAATAAGTATCGCAACAAGATGATTTACAATCAGACAACTGGTGAAATGAAAGATGATAGAAACCAGATGGCCATGATTGAGGACTACTGGCTACCTCGCCGCGAAGGTGGTAGAGGAACTGAAATTTCTACCCTAGACGGGGGACAGAATCTTGGTGAATTGACCGATGTTGAATATTTCAAGAAAAAGCTCTACTACGCTTTGAATATTCCTCCCTCAAGACTTGTAGGAGAAAATGGATTCAATCTTGGAAGATCGGCTGATATTACGCGAGATGAGGTCAAGTTCTATAAATTTATTGAAAGATTGCGTTATAAGTTCTCAACTATGTTCCTTCAGCTGATGAGAATTCAGCTAGTTCTTAAGGGAATCATCACCGAAGAAGATTGGGAAGTCATTAGCCCACATATTAACTTCTCTTTCAACCGCGATTCTTATTTTAACGATCT